TTAGAGGATTTGTTTGGAGTAGGCGTCGACGGCCCGGAAGGCTTGGGCAACGTCACCCGGTTCAACTTCAAACGGCAGGCGGTGAAGGGTATCGGTCGGGGCACAGGCGACCTTACCAGCTTCTAAGAGGGCTTCGTCGGAAACGTCGGCTAAGTGGAGGTCGGCCAAGGTGGTCGGCAGCCCGAGCGACTTGATCAGGCGCAAGTACTTGTTGTAGCGCTCTTCATCGGCGCCTTCTAGCATCAGCTGGGTCAGGGTACCATAGGCGACCTTTTCCCCGTGGGTCAGGGCGTGGGTCTCTTCAAAGATGCACAGGCCGTTGTGGATGGCGTGGGCCCCGGACAGGCCACCGCTTTCGAAACCGAGCCCGCTCATCAGGGTGTTGGCTTCGATGATCTTTTCCAGGGCGCTGGAAACCACGTTTTGTTCGACGGCGGCCACGGCTTGGTGAGCGTACTTGAAGAGGGTTTCCTCACACTTTTCGGCGATTGCGATCCCGACCAGGGTTTGCTTGGCATCTAGCATCGTGTCGGCGCCGGATTGGGTGACGGCTTGGGCCTCCACGTTGGTGGCCAGGGCGTCCGCGATCCCGGCGACCAAGAGGCGGGCCGGGGCGTTGGCGATCACTTGGCTGTCCACCAGCACCAGTTCCGGATTATGGTCGTAGAAGCGGTAGTTTTCGACCGTGCCATCTTCCTTATAGATGACCGACAGACGCGAGCACGGGGCGTCGGTGGAAGCCAGCGTTGGCATGATCACGACCGGCAGCTTAGCGGTATCGGCGACCGCCTTGGCCGTATCGCTGGTCTTCCCGCCACCGAGACCGTAGATGGCCGTGGCGCCTTGGTCCTTGGCGATCGCGGCGATCCGGTCGATTTCCTTGGTCGAAGATTCACCATTAAAGTTGACCAAAATGACGTCGAAGCCCTGCTTTGTTAAGTAAGCTTCAAAATCCTTGCCGACGGCTTCGTAGACGTGGCCGCCGGTAATTAAGAGGGGCTTGGTGCCGAAGTTTTCCAGGTAGGGCTTGGATTCAAAGAGCACACCCTTACCTTGAACGTAAGAAGATGGGGAAGCAAAAGCTTTAATCATGTCGATTCCTCCAATTAGATATTGTGTATGTTTTAACAATATCGATAAGGGCGGGGGATGTCAAGCACCCTTATCGGTTTTTTAGTAGGGGGAGAATAATAATAAACGCTTTTCTTACACCCCGGCGTAATTCTAAAACTTCCTCCAACTTTCCCTGTTCCTAGGCAATAGTGCTTTCGTTTGCCATGACTGTTCCGTGTAACATTCGGGTGGGCGGATCAAATAAGGGTAAATGGGAAATGGATACCTATCGTGACAATGAAAAATTTTGAGAATGCTAGTAGTAATAAGGCCAACCGTGGTTTCTCGCTGAACGATTTTGAAGAACTCCCAAAAGAAGTTGAGCAGGCGATGAAACTGGTAAAAGCGGAGGAGTTGGGTCTAGTAAAGGACCAGAGTGAGCTAGGGGCTGGCCTTGAAGCGTTACGTCAGCGGTGATCGTGAGGAAAGCATACAGGACAAATCTAAAATTGGGCGCAAAGATTAGTGTTTTGAAAGTTTACACAGATAACGTGCTCCCCAACCACAGGCCTAGTGGCTAAGCAGGTCGGAGAACAGTGCGTGTCGCACTACCCCCCGGCCAAGCTTAGCCCAACGGCCTGTCGAGGAGGTTGGTTCGCACTTCCATTTTGCGCAAATCTAAATATTTGTCCGGTGGGGGTGGCAAGTTAAGAGAAGGGCGATCCCCTGTTTAATTATTAATCAGATTAACTTATGGATCACTCCCCAAACGCGAATTGATCGTGGCGGGGAGCTTTTTTCCAATTAAGCCATCAAGTAAACGAAAGGTGGCAACACAAATGGCAAAAGAAGTAATGATCGTAGTCGGGGCGGGACAAATCTTGCTGGCAATCGCACGGCGGATGGGCTACGGTAAGCAAATTCTGCTCGGCGACAAGAGCGAGGGAAACGCCAAGGCGATCGGCAAGGTCTTAGAAGAGGCCGGTTTGACGTCACGACCACGGTGATGGACCTGTCCGACCGGGCTTCGATCCAGGCGATGGTTAAAAAGGCCACGAGCATGGGGCCGGTCAAGTACCTGGTTAACGGGGCCGGTGTGTCGCCGTCGCAGGCTTCAATCGAAACGATTTTGAAGGTTGATTTATACGGGACCGCCGTTTTGCTAGAGGAGGTCGGTAAGGTAATTGAAGAAGGCGGCGCCGGGATCGTTATCTCTTCGCAATCCGGCTTCCGGATGAAGCAGCTGACCCCAGAAGAGGACCGGCAACTGGCGCTGACCCCGACCGAAGAGCTCTTGGATCTGCCCCTTCTAGCCGAGGAAAACATCGAAACCACCCTGCAAGCTTACCAACTGGCTAAGCGGTGCAACGAAAAGCGGGTGATGGGTGAGTCTGTTAAGTGGGGTACACGCGGGGCCTGGCTTAACGACATTGCCCCGGGGATCATCGTCACCCCGCTGGCCCTCGACGAATTCAACGGGATCCGGGGCGACTTTTACAAGAACATGTTTGCCAAGAGTCCGGCGGGGCGGCCTGGGACTGCCGATGAAGTGGCCGACGTGGCCGAACTCTTGATGAGCGACCGGGCCCAATTCATCACCGGGGCTACCTTCCTCGTCGACGGGGGCGCCACGGCGTCATACTACTACGGCCCGCTACAACCGGGTCTGGCGACCGGGATGGCAGAGGGGAGAAGTAATGACCGTCTTTGACCGCCTCCACCAGGGCGAACACATTGACATTCGGGATGCCGACTACCAGCGTGAGGTCCACGGCGAAATCAACCGCTTGGCCCAGCGCCTGCAAGGGGAACTGGACCGCTTCTTCAGTTTCATGGACCTCGGTAAAGAAAAGGAGCGCTTATTGAAGCGGTTGGTCGACAGCGCCAGGAGCGGGGTCGCAATCGCGTAGGTCCAGGCAAAGACCGAGACGATCGAAGCGCTTTGGCTCAGGGTCTGGTGGTAGGTGTGGGCAATCAAAGAAAGGTTGCCGACGACCATGAATTCGTTACACCCCCAACATAAAGGAGATCAAGACAAACATCGCCGCTAAGACGTACAAACGGGTGTGGTTAGTTTTGGTGACCATAGTATCCTCAATTCCATTTCGATTTGCCGACAGGCGTTTCTTTCATTGTAACCGCTACCGAAAAGGTTGGGAAGATGAAAAAAGACCCCAGCAGTTCACGTGTGAACTGCTGGAGCCGATTGATGCAAGTTGGAAGAAAGGACGCCCTCTTGATTGAGTTGACCCTCGTTGTTATTTTTGACGATTTTGACATTTGCCTGCTGATGCTGATCGTTGCGCTAATCAAACTTAGCGTAAAAAAATAACCGCCTTAGCTTGCACCGGCTAGCGGTTATTAAATAACTAAAAGTTGGCCACCGAAATATCGGCTCTACCCAGGGAGGCTTCCGACAGCCTCCCGTTTATATTGTTATTATAGCATGACGGCCATGATGGTCAAATAAAAGAACAGTTACAAAAGGGCGCCACCAGTTCGCATAAGAACATGGTTGGAGCCCTTTGTTTAATCTTCAATGTAGTTTAAGCCCACGACCTGCCTTATGGTTGGTCCGCACTCACTACTTGCCCGAGTCCCCGTAGTTGGAGAGGACGCGAGCGGACGGGTCGTCAACGTCGCAACCTTCCCAGTCGCTGTTTGGCATCCAGTAGTCCTTGATCCATTCGGCCTTGCCCGGGAAGAATTCCTCAAAGATGTCGCGGTAGAGCAGGGATTCCTTGGTAAACGGCGTCTTGTAGGCGTACTTTTCGCTGGCCTTGGCCACGTCTTCATCCGTGTACTTGGCGTCGGCGTATTCCTTTAAGTCGTCGACCAGGGAGTGGCCAACGGCGTCGGAGAAGGCCGCCTTTTCCCGCATCAGGATGTCGTCTGGCAAGTAGTCTTGTCGGCAAAGGCCATCCGCAACAGGTATTTCCCCTTGTCGTAGTGGTTCATCTTCATGTCCGGGTCTAAGGACATCACGTATTCCACGAAGTCGAGGTCGGCAAACGGCACCCGGCCTTCAAGTGAGTTAGCCGAGATGCAGCGGTCGGCCCGCAGCACGTCGTACATGTAGAGTTCGCGGACCCGCTTCATCGATTCGCTTTGGAAGGCTTCGGCGTTTGGGGCGTAGTCGGTGTACTTGTAGCCGAACATTTCGTCGGAGCATTCCCCGGTCAGGATCACCTTCAGGTCGGTCGTTTCGTGGATCTTCTTGCACAAGAGGTACATCCCGATCGAGGCCCGGATGGTCGTAATGTCCCAGGTTTCCAGGGTATAAATGACCTCACGTAGCGCCCCTAAAACATCGTCGCGAGTCATGATGAATTCGGTGTGGTCAGTGCCTAAGTAGTCGGCAACTTCACGGGCGTACTTGAGATCGATCGGGTTGCGGTCCATCCCGATCGCAAAGGTCCGTAACTTCTTGCCCGGCATTAACTTAGATGCGATCGAGCAAACGAGGGAAGAATCCAGCCCCCGGACAACAGGTAGCCGACCGGAGCGTCAGCGTGGAGCCGTTTTTCCACCCCCTTGACCAGGTAATCACGGATGCCGGTCGTGGCTTCTGCAAAACTTGGCGTGTGCATCCGGGTAACCATGGCCGGGTCGCGGTAGGTAACGAACTTTTCGCCGTCGTAGTAGTGGCCCGGTGGGAACGGGAAGATTTGGTCGCACAAGTCCATCAGGGTCTTGGCCGTGGAACCAAAGGCGATTTCGCCCCTCTCCTTGGTGTAGCCGTAAAACATTGGCCGGATCCCGATCGGGTCACGCCCGGCCACGACCTTCTTGGCCACCTTGTCGTATAAGACGAAGGCGAACTCGGCGTCGAGCATCTTGCACATGGTGTCCAACCCGTACTTACGGTAGAGCGGGATCAAAACTTCGCAGTCACTAGAGCTTTGGAAGCTGAAGCCGTCTTTTAAGTTCTCCTTGAGCTGTAAGAAGTTGTAGATTTCCCCGTTGCAGACCAGGGTGCAATCTTCGCCCTTGAAGGGTTGCATCCCGTCATCGGACAGGTCCATGATTGACAGGCGGTTAAAACCAAACATTACCGCGTCTTCTTCGATGGTTTCGGTCATGTCCGGGCCGCGGTCAACGTTTTTCTCCAGAGCGTCGCAAAAGGTCGTTAAATCAAATTCCTTAGAATCAACAGCTAAAAATCCGCACATTGTAAAGTCTCCTTTGTGGTTAAACCGTGGATGAAAAAAATAAGCCTTTCACCCCTTGCTTTTGACAAGGGACGAAAGGCTTATTTCCGCGGTACCACCCAAGTTGGCTAGGGTATTACTAGCCCACTTTTCATTGAGTACAAACATACTCATCCGGTGGTAACGTTCCGGTCACGACTAAGCCTACTTTGCAATGCATTTGGGTTAGTAATCTTCGAAAGTGTTATTCAATCGCAGAGGGTTGGTCAGGTTTCCACTAGCCCTGACTCACTGGACAAATCAACGACCTACTCGTCTTTCTCATTTTTCTCTTTATTTATTTTTTTCCAATTCTAGCGAACTTTATTTAAGTTGGCAAGCCCCTAAAGAGATTTTTTTTGAAAAAGTGTAACGCCCCAACCAAAAAAGGGGCCAAAATGGGGTGAAGAACGAACTTCTTGATGGATATTGTTCCGAAGTTGTTGACGCAGAAGGTATACTACGTTGACATCGACACTGGTCAACAATTAGCGGCTCCGTTTGAAACGCAGTCACTGACGGGGTAAACGTATAAGATTTCTAACACCAAAGAGTTTGAGCACTTCAAGTTAGTTAAGTCACCGGCAGAAATAAATGGTTCAGTTTCTCAATTTGTTAACGATGGTACGACTGTGTACCCATATAAGGGCTACAATTGGCGGGGCATTTCGTGGCAATACATCTTTGAAAAGTTGACCACCTACCTATACCAAGACCTAGTAAACGGCACCGGGGAAGATCCGCTCTTAAAGAAAAAGGTGGACGCGAACAAACTCGGCTTAAAGACCGGGCGGGGCTTCTTCGACTGGGAAGGAGACGCCGGCAAGCAGATCGTGGCTGACCTGGATAAGGCACTTTTGGAACTGTTGAAAAAAGACCAGGAGCAGTAATCAGGGTTGCGGCACCCATTGAGCATACTGAAATACAACAAGGGGCTGGAAGAAAACGGTGTTCTTCCAGCCCCTTGTTTCTTATATTCGCTGTAACTCTTTATCTAACCGGTAATCCTTTTGGGGACCGTTTACCCAGGTGTGTTGGGCGAAGTGAGCATTGTCCAGTTCAAAACGGGCGTCGTAAGTGTCGAGGGCACACAGGTAGGTGTTGTCCGGGACGAGGAGGTGACCGTTCTCGTCCAAGCGGTAGGCCTGGTAAAGTTCATAGTTACCAGACGGTTGGTCGTGAAAGTAGACCAGCACCCGGTCACCCGCAAATTGGTAGCGGTATTCCCGCCAAAAGGAGAGGGGCGCCGCCGTTTTACCCATGATCATTTCGCCGTTCTCCGTCAACAGGAGGCTATCGGGAGAGAGCGGAGAAAAACGCCAGGTGCCGTGCATGGTGGTGGCGTGCCCCGTTAAGATGCGGGACGTCCCGGTCAATTGCCAGTCACCCAAAAAATAATCGTAGAGCTTCAAACCGCGCCTCCTAGCCCGTGGTGCCTTCCAAAAGGGTTACCGGCAGGGTCACGGATTCGACGTTGGTTTGGCCGGCAATCTGTTGTTCTAACAGGTTAACGGCGACCGCCGCCATTTGGTCGATCGACTGTTGGACGGTCGTCAGTTCCGGGAACAGGATCCGGGTGCCGTCCGCGCCGTCGAAGCCGACCACCTTGAGGTCCTCGGGGACCCGGCGGCCACGGGCCTTGGCCACTTGGATGATCAGCCCGGCGTTGGTGTCGTTGTCGGCAAAGATGCCGTCGACTTCGGGGTGTTCGTCAAAGAGGCGGGCGAAAATGGCCTTTTTTTCCTCCATCGGGGTGTCGTAATTAACCTCGTAGGTAATGGCGGGATAACCGGCCTGGCTCATCAGATCCTCGTAGGCCTTGCGGCGGTCCTGGTTGGTGGTCATGACGTCCTTAGGGTAATTGGTGTGGATAATGTGTTGGCAACCGGCGTCTAGCAGCCGCTGGGTCGCCAGCTGGCCACCGCGGTGGTTATCCGAGGCGACGACCGGAATTTGCGGGGCGACCGTGCGTTCAATCGAAACGATCGGTAAGTTGGTCTGCAAGTAATCCGGCATCGCCTGGTTGTGGGCGCCGACGATTAGGCCGTCAATCTGGTGGTTTAAGAGCAATTGTAAGTACTGCTCTTCTTTTTGCGGGTTGTTTTGGCTGTTACCCATCAGGGTCCGGTAGCCGTTCTCGTACAGGCACCCGTCCAACCCGGCTTCAAGCTGGCCAAAGAAGGGGTCGTTGACGGTCGGGAAGACCAGGCCGACCAGGTTGGTCTTTTGGGTAAAGAGCTGGCGGGCGATTGCGTTGGGGCGGTAATGGAGCTGTTCCATCGCCTCGTGGACCCGCTGCTTGGTGGTTTCGCTCAGGTAGCCACGGTTGTTGAGGACCCGGGAAACCGTTGTTTTGGAGACCCCGGCTAGGGCCGCCACATCTTCTAACTTAACTTGTCTGCGTTTTTCCAAGATAGCACCTCGACTGCACTGCTAAAATGTCTGGCCACTGTAGGGCTGGTTGGGCAAATTGGTGAAGTCAAGCGTGGCGAGGTCGGCAACGGAAGTGGTGTAGTGGGTCAGCGCTTGGCCAAGCATTAAGTTCAAAGGCTCGTCCAGCTCTTGCACAATCACGATCGGCTTGTTAGAGTGATAAGCGTAGCCAACTTCAAAGGCGGTTCCGGAATCGACGTTGGCGTGGACAAAATCGGCCACGGCCACCACTAGGTCGGCGTCGTCAATTTCTTCGACGTCCTTTTTGAAAATCATCTGCGCCCATTCCGGCGTGCCTTCCTTGAGTAAGGGTGTGCTATTTTCATCCGACAGGCGGGGGGAGAAGAAACTGTCGACCGTTTGGTTTTGGGTGAGGGCGTGTTCGGCCCGGGCGATGCGGTCAATTTGTTCATCGCTAAAAAAAGGCCCTGCTAAGTAAATGCGCATAAGCTGTTCTCCTTTAATGGTTAATATAATTATTGTAGCGAATTGAGCAAGGCGGCACAATTGAGATTAAGACAAAATATTTGAAAGGTTGAATTCAATCATGATACTTTTAGTGGTTTTCGGTGGGTTAATTTTTGTATTGGGGTGCTTTTACCTGGTTAATTCCTGGCAACAGTACCACCAGTGGAAGTTTGCCACCCTCTTGGTGCTGGTGAGCTTGGCGGTAACGGTGTACGGGGTTATCAACCTGCCTTATTGGCATAAAAACAGCAGCGCCCAGACTAGCAGTCAGACCAGTGCCAAGAGTTCGTCGTCGGGCACCAGTAGCAACAGCATCAGCGGTTATTCTAACAACCCCGCTTTGTCCTCTTCGACGGCCAACATGACCCAGGAACAAAAAGAAGCCGCCGTTTTAAAGCAGCTCCAATCTTCCTATTCTAAGTTCGGCAGCGTGGCCTTTGATTCGGGCTCCAAGACCTTTCAAATCGACCCGTCCAGCGGCGACGAGGCCGACTCGCTCAAGTACCTGGCCCAAAACCCAACCCAAGCCAGCAGCATGGGCTGGTCTTCTCTGACCGATTCGCTGGATAAGACGTCGACGCAAGTGTCCAAGCTCTTGGGCAGCGACTACTCGATCAGCTTGATGAACCCCAACGACACCAGCCAAGCAATGTACACAACCAAGAACGGGAGCAAAACTTACGACATTGCTGACCAATAATCGCTTGCACGTCTATGTAAGTAATGATATAATTGCATAGCTGTTACGGAGAGTTGGCAGAGTGGTAATGCACCGGACTCGAAATCCGGCGAACCCATGTTGAATGGGCGCGCAGGTTCAAATCCTGTACTCTCCTTTTTTTATACGTTCAGGAATGTTGATAGGCGTTAAAAACGCCGGTATATCAGCATTCCTGTTTTTGGTTATACAGTATAAAACCGTATTTTGCAGCAAAAATGCGGACAATTTGCGGACAAAGCTTACAAGAGCTGAGCTAACTTTTGCGTGATTAACTCATCGTTCTTGGCTTTGTACTCATCTATCAAGTAGCTATAAGTTTTAAGTGTGATTGTAATATCAGAATGTCCTAGCCGTTTACTGATGGCGTAGACGTCTACCCCTTGGCCTAGTAAATATGCCACATGAACATGTCGCAGTGAGTGAAAGTGAAAACCTTGCTTTGAAATACCGCAATCAGTCATAATAGTGCGTAACACTTTAATTAGTGCAGTTGAAGTTGGGATCGTACCTAGTTTATTCATGAAAATCAAAGTTGACCCGTTGACCTTCAAATCTTCTAACCAGTCCAGTAACTGACGATTGACTTTTATTGTCCGAATGCTGGATTCGGTCTTAGTGGGTTTGAAGGTCTTTTTTTGTTCGTCCCACGATTTAGTGATGCTAATAGTGGCATGGAGAAAATCAATGTCTTTCCACGTTAGGGCCTGAATTTCACTTTTGCGCATTCCCGTTAAGATGGCCGTTAAAATCATGTAGCGGCTAGTATTATTATGATCCAGCTTGCTAGCAGTCGCTGATTCGAGCTGCCGGATTTCCTTTTCATTCAAATACTCAATTTTTGGGCGCCGCTGCTTATCGTGGGTGATCTGTACGTTATGGGTAAAATCTTTGATAATTAAATCATCATCAATTGCCGAATTTACACACAGTTTCACGGCACTATTAACTTTTATAACGGTATCCTTGACCTTGTCATGACCGTACCAATTAATGAATTCTTGATAATCAGACCGGTGGATCTCAGCAATTTTCTTTTGACCAAAAAAATCAGCAATTAATTTTCCCACTGTCCGATAACGCACCTGTGTAATTGGCTCAACGGAATGTTCTTTGTATAACCGATACCAGCGCTGATAGTACTCAGCAAAGGATAGGTTAGCTAATTCCGTGTTCAGTCCATTCAGTTCTCGCTCTAGCTTATCTGCCGCCGCTAACGCTTCTCGCTTTAGCTTAAACGTACCAGCCCCTTTTTGGTGACGTTTACCGTTGCTATCCCGGTATTCTGCCACGCCATAGTAGCCTTTCGGCCGCTTCTTTACAAAACTCATTCTAATTCCTCCTTAACACGGCGGCCAGGCCTATGTATTCAGAAGAAGTTATGAGTTATTTATCAAGCAGTTTTTTGACTTCTTAAACTATTTAATAAATTTCCATAGTAATTTCCGGCTTTATATAGTAGCCCACTTCTAGGTTGAAGTGGGAAGTTAGCTTAGTTTTTTTGCAAATTAGAATACGTAATGATGAATGATCCCATTGTGGAAGTAACTTTCTTAACTTTGACGGTTACTGTGTCCCCCTTTTTAACTTTGGGATTATCTTGGCTAACAAAGTTGAGGTGTTTTCCGGTTTCCATGTTGTAGCCGAAAAAGCTGGCTGGCTCATATGCGGTAACTTTAAACTTAACTGTTTTGCCTTCCAGATCTTTCCCAGCATTCAATGATGATTCAGCAGTCTTAGCAGTATAGTCTGGCTTAGTTTGACCACAGCCAACGGCAACGAAAGTTAAACCTAGAACAGCGCATATCAACGCGATGGATTTAAGTAGTTTTTTCATAATTTCTATCCTCCAGTAAATTTAGTAGTAGTTTTGATTATTGTTACCGTTCTTCTGGTAGATGGTTCGTCCAGTGTAGAGCAATCGACCGCGACCGTTTTCTTTCTTTTTGTTATATACATATACGGTTGTCATATCACCAGGTTCATCAACGCGGAGCAAGAGAGGTTGCCCTTCGCCAGGATTATACAAGTACCACATTTCATCGCCAGAACGTACAGCCTTATATGCTGATGGCATTTTCTGTAGATCGTAGACTGGACGGCGTCCAAAGTATTGAGCTTGACCCTTTAGCTGTTTCTTTCTTGCATTTTCAACAGCAATTTTCTTATTAACCTTTTTTTGAATTTCTGGAAGGTCACTACCCACCAACTTATCGTTCTCAAAGTACAATACGAAATCATGATACGTCAGCATTTGATTATCATCGCGCTCCGGTTTGCCCAGTTTCTTGATGACTTGCTTCTTGCTAGCACCAAGTTCAAGTTTCTTGGCTTTTTGTTTTTGGCGCATAGTTTTCCATGATGCCTGAGCTACAGTCGGTCCTGTGCTTGGCAGAGCTTCGATCGTTCCTAGTGTAATTGTGCCAATAACAGCAACAAACGCTAGATTAACGATCAGATTCGTCCTTTTCATCATTAGACACTCCATTTTGTTGTTTCAGCAGCTTGATGATTTCGTCATTCTGCTTTATAAGTACCCAATTTTGGTGTGAAAGCAGGTCCAATTCGTTAAAAACAGCCCGCAATCCTGGATCATTAAGTGTTGGAAAAGAAGTTTTCTTGAAATTCTCGACGTAAGCGATACGTTCCATAATGTAGTCTTTCGTTTTTGGGTCTAGATTTTCAAGACCATTATCAATCATGTATTGGACTTCCTTTTTTCCGTGTCCAAGTGGGGTTCCTTTACCAAATAAGCCCATTTTGGTACCTCCTAGAGTTTTCACGCTGTCGGTAAATTCTTATTAACATCCATGTGCTTGGCAGAAGATCACATAAATTAACGTCGCTTGGGATGTAAAGTTATCAGGGTCAGGGTGTTTTTGATTCAGCGGTTCATCGCTAGCGCTTTTATGTTAGCGCTTACATATTATTTGAAAAATAACCCTCACATAATGCCATTTAACTTCAAAATAGCAACGTATTCCAATTCCATTGGGATTCCAAACCGTTCGCAAAATTCAATCGGGTTAGTAAAGTGAATGTCATGCTCTTGGCAATATTTCAATAGCAATCCAATCCCGGTAATGTTTGCGGCATACTCTTCTTTTGTATCGGCCACCGCCGTATAGGCATGGACACCGCGATCACCATTCATCACGTGGCCGATTTCATGAGCCAGTGAAAAAGGGATTTCGTTGGGCTTGTGCCAACGGGTATTAATCACTACCAGGCGATAATCGCTAAAGCTGGTGGACGGAGTCATGGGCTGCAAAAAGCTGGTTAACTGAACTCCGATATGGTGATCGAAAGCGTAATTAATTAGCCATTCCATCAAGTCTTCCATGCGCCTACCTCCGGTCCAAGTAACCCTTAATAATGTCTTTTAAAAACTTCTTTTTCATCGTCACTAATAGGTTTGCCCTGGTAGGCCCGCAGGTTATCCACGGCTTCGTCGACGGAGAGGCCATCGTCAATTACATTTGGTCCCGAATGCCCCAAAGATTCTCTTGCTTGTGAATAATCGGTAGTGATAGGTGCCCCATCGTCAAAACCTAAAAGCCATTGTTCTGATACCCCTAACCCTTTAGCTAAAATGTATAGCTTGTCAGAACGAGGCTCAGTTTTACCGTTTACATATTGGCTCAAATCGGTCTTAGAAATCTTTACTTTATCGGTAAAATAAGGGCGAGTCTTCTCCAAGATGTCCACTTGTTTCAAACCATGGACAGCCATATATTCACGTAAGCGTTCGCCCACAGTTCTTCTCTTCATAAAACATCCCTCCATTACTTTACATCTATGTTATCTTCTCTTGAACCTGATTGCAAGACAAATTCAATAAAATTGAATTTGTTTGTTGACAAGTTCAAAAACGATGGTATTATGTAACCATAAAGTTCAAATCAGTTGAACTTAAAAGGAGGTGAAAGGATGACGTTTGACTACTCAAGACTGTCAGGACGAATCGTAGAGAAGTTTGGCACTCAATACAAGTTTGCACAAGCGATGGGGTTGTCAGAACATTCATTATCAATGAAGTTGAATAATAAGGTTCCTTGGAAAGCTCCAGAAATTGCCAAGGCGATCGAGTTGCTAGAAGTCGATAGCTCCCAAATTCCAGAGTATTTTTTTGCCCTTTAAGTTCAAAAACTTTGAACTAGGATATTGAAAGAAAAGAGAGGTACCCAATGACCACACAAAGAGGAGAAGCGCACCGCTGACTGGTACGTTACGAAAAGGACACCAAAAACATCAGCCGAACAGAAGACCCGATAACGCACGGTATTTACGCGCTGGTCGCCGCAAAGAAACGCGGCCAGTATGTATGGCGATGGAAGGAGGCGAAGAAGCATGCAGGTAATGGTCAATATTCCCGATGAGCTGTTCCGACAGATTATTGAGGAGAAAATCGCTGAAATACTGCCACAAAAAAACGACACGAAAGAAAACATGAACAAAACGGAAGCAGCCAATTATTTGGGAATTTCGCGAAACACGCTGGACAAATTAATTGAAACGAAAGGATTACCAGTCAAGAAAATTGATGGGCGTTATATTTTCCAGCGCCGCGCTTTGGACGATTGGTTGAAGAATGATGAGCAAAAGTAAAAAGCTCCTCGTCAATTTAACTGGCAAGGAACTTAACGTTACTTTAAAAAAATAAACAATTTTATTAAACACACGGCGGCCAGGCCATTAAAAACCTAGTGGAAGGGGGGATGCGATGAAAAGTAACAGCGTAACTTTGTAAATAATGAAAGGGGATAAAAAAATGTCAGTTTTAAAAGCATTGCTCTACGTAGGTTTTGGTGCTGAACTGACCTGGCTCTGGATGATGGGCTACACGCAAATGTGGGGGTTGGTTGCCATTTTTGGCTTGATCCCAATGTTGAGCTTTGATTTGGCCCAGTGGTTAAGCCCATGGTCAAAGCCAAAAGAAAAGGATCCTAGCAACTACTAGGATCCAAAAATATAAGTATCTACGAGGTCATTATATCATGCAATTTACTGAAACGGAACTGCGCTTACGCAAACTGGTGGCTGATAAAGCAACGATTATGGGCACTCAGCTAGGGTTGGCACATGTGACAACGAATGACGGCGGATGACTTTTTCAAGCTTGCCCATGATTTTCGAGTTCAAAGCGAAGAACTAATGATAATGGCAAAGCAATTTGAGCAGGAGGCACTTTTACACTATGGACGATCAAATCCTAACGATTAAAAAACAAATGCACATCATCGAAAGTAAAGGAGCACAGATTCCTTTAGACCAGTGCGGTGAGTACTTCCGCCGGTTGGACTACTGGGGTGACAAACTGAACGAAGTAATGGGGTGGAAATGATGAAACTATATGAGTTAAGCGACGCTTACAAGGAACTACTGGAACGCGAAGACCTCGACCCACAAGCGGTCGTCGATACGTTAGACGCCATCAAAGACGAGATCGAAATCAAGGCTGACGGCATCGCTAGCGTGATTGACGAACTCCAGTCTAGCGCCGAACGCAAAAAGGCTAAGGCTAAGGACTGGAACGAATCCGCCAAGGCAGACCTGCAACGGGCCCAATGGTTGAAGCAGTACCTGACGTCTCTGAACTGGACAATGCCGGATAAAAAAGGTTGAGACCGACAATCACCTGCTGAGGGTCCGGAATTTTAAGGCCTCCACAGTGATTGATGATTTCGACAGCTTACCAGATGACTATAAACTAACGAAAACAGAAATTGTGGGCGACAAAGTGGGTATCTACCAAGCTCTCAAGGCCGGTAAAACCGTACCTGGGGCACACTTGAAAGATAACCGATCGGTGGTGATTAAATAGGGCGATGTTTGAGTTACGCGATTATCAAACCGAAACAATTAACCGGATCTATCAATCAATGCGGCAAGGCCATCGGCGAATCATCGTGCAGCAACCGCCACGTACAGGAAAAACTGTCATCATGGCTGAAATAGCGAGGAAGACTACCAGTAAAGATAATCGGGTTATGTTCATCATTCACCGAAAGGAAGTCCTTAACCAAGCAAAAGAGACGTTTAAAGTTCAAGAAGTTGATATGTCCCTGGCCACGATGGGAATGGTACAAACGTTAACACGACAAGTTGCCCGCTTACCGGCTCCACAACTCATTTTAGTGGACGAAGCTCACCACGCGCTTGCTAAGGCTTACCAACGGATTTTGCAAGCTTTCCCGAAGGCTTACGTACTTTATTTCACAGCAACGCCAATTCGGACTGGGCACAAGCAACTTGACCTAATTGCTGACGATCTGATTGTTGGTCAGTCAATCAAATGGTTAACCCAACACGGGTTCCTAGCACCATTCAAATACTATGGCCTGGGGATATTGACCGTTCAAAGTTGCGTAAAGCACATGGTGATTACAGTTCAGACAGTATGAACGAAGCCATCAGTCACCAGATCTACGGTCACATTGTAGATCAATATCAGCGATTAGCCAAAGGCAAACAAGCGGTGGTTTACTGCCACTCAATTGCCAGCGCTAAAGAGGTCACCAAGAAATTTCATGAAGCGGGGATCACCGCCGAAGAGATTGATGGTGGTACCGATAAGAAAGTACGTGACAAACTCGTTCAGCAGTTTCGTGATCAGCAACTAACCATTCTAGTGAACGTCAATCTCTTCACAGAAGGGGTGGACCTACCAAACGTTGATTGTGTCATCATGGCCCGGCCAACTAGCTCACTGGCCTTGTATCTGCAATTCTCAATGCGGTGTCTGAACCCCCGAGAAGGGAAGACAGCTATCATCATTGACCACGTGGATAATTTCCTAAATTTTGGCCTTCCCAACAACGATCGGGACTGGAATGAAGCAATTAAGACCAGTAACAAACGTAAGCAGCCGAAGCAAGATAATGGTCCGGCAATTTGCCAATGCAAATTCTGCTTCGGTGCATTTTACCGAAAAGAAATGCAGGACAGTTGCTGTCCACTCTGTGGCCATCGCCTTGATCCGGAGAAAAAGGACTACAAGATCGTTAATGTCGACTTGCAAGAAATCAAAGAGAATCAAGCGATCAAACGGCGTAAGCAAATGGTTAATAAGATTCTGGAGGATCAAGTAATGGCCAATGTTGCTGATAAAACACCTGGCCAACTGACGACGTTAAAAGAACTACAAGCCTATGCTAAATTGCACAATTACTCGTCAGGTTGGGCTTGGTACCAATTTAAGAATAGGAGGAAACATTAAATGTCGATTTTACCTGAAGACAAACCACAGCATCCGACGCCTCAACCACACAACTTCTTTATCTGGGGTGCCACGATGTCCGGGAAGAGCTATTTCGCAAGCTTCTTTCCACATCCACTATCCCTTAACACCGATGGGAACAGTGAACAGGGGTCTGCACCAAGTATTCAAATCCGCAACGTTCGTGACGACGATGGTGGACTGAAGCAATCAGTCATTGACCAGCTTGATGAAATCATCACTGCACTTCAATCCACTGACAACACTTTTCAAACCGTCATCATCGATGTAATTGATGATATCTGCGTCATGATTGAGCAGGCCATCTGTATTGATAACGGAGTTAAAGCGTTGAGCGACATTCCTTATGGCAAGGGCTACGCGATGTTCAACACAGTTCTTCAACAATTCGTAATGGATTTGAAGGCATTGCCAATGAACGTGATTTATGTCAGTCGCGAATTGCAGATTACTGATGAACAGACCGGGTCAACTGACTACCGACCATCATTAAAAACTAAATACTACAACGTCGTAAATGGCAACTGCGATCTGGTTATCCATACACAGAAATTTGGGAAGGATAACTATACTCGTACCATTACTGATCGTCGTACTAAGTACAAGGCAGAGAACATTAAGGATAGTCGAATTAAGAAGCTACTGGAATCTTGCGAAGGCATGTTTGATTAATTAGGAGGAATAAATTATGGGACTTTTAGATGCATACAAGAAGGCTACGAACAACTGGAACGCTAAGGATGGTAAGTTGAATGAAAGTCAACTTATCCCTGAGGGCGACTATGAAGTAATGCTAGGTAAGGTTGACCACCCGGTTTACCAATCTGGTTGGGATTGCTTGCTGTTCGATATGCAAGTAATCGCTGGTAAGTTTGCCAGTCGTCACGAACAATTGCGGATCAGCTTAGCCACTAAGACCAGCAAGGGTAAGCCAATGCCAGAATTTGTGGTATCCCGGAATATCCGGACAATCGCCAAGATCGGTGAAATGGTTGGTCTTGAAATGAAGCCGGAGTACTTCCCAGACAACGAAACCGACGCTTACGAAAAATTGGTAGCCGCTTTTAAGCCATATGAGGGCAAGACCTTACACATGACGATCAAGGAAACTCCTAATAAGAAAGACCCTGACAATCCTTACCGGAACTACGAATTTAGTGCTGGCAAGAAGATCGAAAAGCCACAACCAGTTTTTGGCACCTCAGAAACCACCACAGAGGTCGATGATGATGACCTGCCGTTCTAGCTATGAAAAGTTTAGTTAATTATGCAATTCAATATGCTAAAAAAGGATTCAGCGTCATTCCTACCGTTGGTAAAAAACCGCTGGTAAAGTTTGCTGATCGTGAGCCATTAACGTCAGCTGAAATTGAAAAGTTTTGGACCAGTCATCCATATGCCAACATCGCTTTGAAGACCGATCAATTCTTCGTTGTTGATGTCGATCGACACGAAGACGGGGATGATGGCACGCTAAGCATTAAGAATCTTAGCCATCCGGAATGGTTTAACACATTGTGCCAACGGACGGCGCATGATGGTTACCAATTTTTCTTCACTAAACCTAAGGAGAAAATTAGTCAGAATATTGGCTTCTTACCTGGTGTCGATATTAAGGCCCATCCAAACAACTATGTAGTGGTGGCACCAAGCATTATTGACGATAAGGCATATCAATGGTTGAACCGCAAGCCAATGATCCAACCGGCGGAAGAACTAATCCAGCTGATCGAAGAAAAAGGAAAACCGACAATCAGCAGCAAGAAGATCGAGGCTTTCCATCCAAAAGGTCATACCCAAACGTCTGCTTTATTTGAGCAAATCGTGCAGGGCTTGGGGCCAACCGGTGGACAATGATGCCTTGGCTGCCTTTGCTGGAGGATTGCTATTTCGGAATGTTGACCCGGAATGTGTCCTGGAATTGGCCCGGATTGCTAATCAACGAACCAAGTACAGCCTATCGGATAATGAGGTTGTAACTACCGTCAATAGCATGATTAAAAAGGAAATCCGAAGGCGAGGTGAAGTAAGTGAGTGAAGATAAAGTTGTACCGTTTGATAAGGACAATGCCAGCAAGCTCAGCAAGATGGTTGACGAAGAGGACCCGTTCATTCGGACCGCTAAAGGGGCAATTAAACCAAAAAGCCTGTTTAATATTGAAGTGATTTTAGAGCGCGATCCCCAATTAGTTGGAATGTTCAAATTCAACGAGTTTACTGGTGAGATTGATGTAGCTCGTAGTAGTGACAAGCTTCTGATCAAAAAGGGAATGCTAAAAGATTCCTATGTTGATGAATTAGCTTCCTATATTGAGGCGTCCAAAGACTATGGCCAGGTACTATTTACCAACCAGCTGATCCGGAGTGCCTTGACGGTTGTTGCTAATCGCCATCGTTATAATCCAGTTCTTGAATACATGAACTCAGCTTATGAGCAATGGGACCACCAAGAACGGCTGGACACCTTCTTCAGCGATTATCTCGGCGTTGAACGCTCGGAAGTAACCCGGCTGATCACTAAACTGTTCTTCGTCGGTGCCGTTGCTAAAGCCTATGATCCAAAACGCAAGTTTGACTTTGTGCTGGACCTGGTCGGTGGCCAGGGCGCTGGGAAGACAACCATCCTCCAGAAAATAGCACCATACGGTTACTATACCGACCAATTCTCCAGCTTTGAAAACAAAGATGATTTTGCGGTAATGAGAAGATCATTAATTGTGAACGATGATGAAATGACCGCAACCGCCAATTCAACGTTTGAAGTATTGAAGAAGTTCGTTACCTTGCAAGAGTTCGAGTACCGAAAACCGTATGGTCATCAGGCGGAACGCTTTTCTAAAGGCTTCGTGTTGGCCCGGACGACCAACAACCTGTATTACTTAAAAGACAAGACTGGTGAACGGCGCTTTCTGCCACTACTAGTCGACAAAGGCCGACAGGCAGCCAATCCGGTTCGGGATTTAACGCCCGAATATGTCAAGCAGGTCTGGGGCGAAGCAACCCATCTTTTCAAGAACGACGATTACAGCTTCAATCTAACCAGCGAACAACAAGAAATGCTGGATAAGCACCGGCAGACATTCATGTACACCGATGATTTAGAAGATTCAATCGCTGATGCTCTTGAAAACGACTGGGCTGATCGAGACTTCTTATCTAGTGAAACTATCAGCTTGAGAGTTGTGCCTGGTGTCGATCTAGCAAAGAATCGCAAGCTATCAAACCAGATTGCCAACATTATGATTAACCGGTTCGGCTGGCGAAAGGGTCGGAAGCGAATCAATGGTAAAAATAATCGTGGGTATGTAAAAAAGTGAACCACTAAATTAATGTGGTTCACCTAGTGGAACAGGGATGAGCCTTACAGCCCCAAGGAATAGATAATACTGTTCCACTATTACTAATATATATAACTTTATATTTTATATACCTACCTGTACGTCATAAATAGAAAAGTTGAAAATTTAAAATGTGGTGCATTTGGGCTGAAACCATTGGGAGAGTAAGCCGTACCACATTGAACCACCATTTTGTAGTGGTTCAGTAAGTCAGTGCACTTAAAAACACCGCACGGGTGGGATGCCCGTGAGTGAGGTGAATGAAAGTGAGTGAAGAAAAAAATCCATTAGGTGAATACCTATATGACCATTTAGAGGAAGATGAGTATCTGCAAGAGTTAGAAGATGTTCTTATTGAACAATTTGGCCGCAAACAAGTAGGAAAACCCTATTGGATGAGTAATAAGCAACTCAAAGATTTACTACAGTTTGCTGATTTGTTGTCAAAGTCATTTAACGAAGCTAAAAGCCTGGATCAAAAAAATAGAGCAGTATCAATCATGGAAAAGCTCAGATACTTATATCCAAAACATAAAGCTGTTGAGTTTATCAAGCGTTCTGTGGAAGCCCAGTATAATGGGAAGCCATTCAATATAGAATTGGAAATTGCCAAGTTTAACCATGAGCTGGAGAGAGAAGGTAAAGAGAGCAATGCAGAATCGAATTAAAGAATGTCGAGTCGCCCGCTGGTCAGATAATGAAGAGGTAAAAAAATGATTACAGTTTATTTGAATGATCATGGAGCCGGCTATATTGAGCTCCAAACTCTAGTAATTAAAGATGACTGGGCTCATGGTGTGGATATATATGGAAGAGATATCCACATCCCATCAACTTCGATCTTATATATTGTGGAAGATAGCGATGACTAGTGAGCACAAAATTCAAAATGATATTCGGATAGCATTGTCACGACATCAGTGTACAGTATTCCGGGTTAATGTTGGCTCAGTTAAAACACCTGATGGAAGATTTTTCTCGGCTGGTGTACCAAGCGGTCACCCTGACCTGTACGGCTTCCGGTGGATTGATAAGCAGATTTTTTACATTGAGGTTAAAACTAAAACGGGCCGACCCCGGCCAGATCAGATTAAGTTTCACGATTTCCTGACTAAGCACCGTGTGATTCATGGCATTGCACGCTCGCCGGAGGACGCCGTCAAGATCGTTAAGGAAGGATCAGTTGGTTACGGATTCAAAGACTATGGAGGAAAGCAATGAAAATTAATGAATTAGTAAATGAAATTAATAGTTGTACTAGTTTCAAAGTTACTAGGGATGAAGAAAATAAGCGATTAGTTGTTCACTTGGGTGACAACAGTAGTTTGATGACTATTAAATATAATGTTGAATACCTTGAAGATATTGATATTACTTATGCATATCTTGATTTTTACAAACCATGTGGAGACTTAGGTAATTTCTATGAATTAATAAATCTGGTTAATGAGTTTGTAAATACTCCAGTGGAAGAGCGTAAACCAGAATCAAAATACCGTATACGGTTAAAAGGATTTAACTCAGACAACGGTCATCAATATTTAACTTGTCACACACATGATGCAACAGGGAAGTTATTTGCTTGTGCACCGAACCCACATTTGAAACAAGAATTTACTTCAGACGAAATAAATAAAATCATTAATCGAAAAGATTTCAGAGCTACATGGAAAGAGACTATGGTTAGAGCGGGCCTAGAACCTGTGGAGGATGAACGCATACAAAAACTTTACTGAGTAAAGGAGGGGGTACGATGACAAACTTGTTAACCGACCGTCTGTTAGCGGCGATTGACCTGCATGATTATCGTCATGGTGGTCGACCACCCTTACAGGCGACTAAGGATTATATTGCTAAGCACGGTGAATTTGATGTCGATCAAGAACTGGAACAATTTCGCCGTCGGATCAAAAGGAATGAACTACTATGTGAATTTGAACGTCGCCGAAAAGTACAACGGAACCGATGGGAGTTCGAACGCCAAAAGGAGGAATTGATTAAGCTCAAAAAGGAAAAAGTGGGGTGAGATTTTAAGGGAGTTTCGTGAAGCCTACCAAGGGGTGCCGGAATACCACCAGGAGGATTACTTGCGATTCCTACATGATGAATACAATATGCCTACCAAGTACCTGGTTAAAATCTCCGGAAAAACGCAAACACAGGTTAAATACATTCTCTCAAAAATTGAAGGAGGATTCTTTGATGGTTACGAAACCGAAGTATTACCTTGACCGTAGGGGTCATGATCTCTTCTGGGAATTTGAACACGGCAAGTACCCAGTTGTGCTAGCGATTGGATTTTGTTACTTAAACATCGAAAAGTACCTCCGCCGGGCTGGGCGGAAAACCGCTGACCCCAGCGAGGATTTACGAAAAGCGATGACCTACTTCCAGGAATACAAGAAACTCTTAGAACTCAGAAGTGTGGGCCAGCTTCACGATCAAGGATTGTACCTTGCTCTAAGCTACGATAACTTCAAAGACCAAGAGAAGGTTTACCTTGCCCGTTTTAGAGCGCCTGGAAAAGCAAATTAAAGCTGGTGAGGTGAAGTTCTTATGAGAGCGTCCATTCTTTATCTGACCAGTTTAACCTTTACACCATGCATAATCGGGTTACTGCTGTTTGGTCGCTTTCTGGATGCGCTAATTGTGGGAGTGATCGGGTTCGTTCTGATGCTGTTAGAGATGCTGCTATTGATTTATACTGAGGAGTGATTGATTTATGCCATTGTTTCGAGAGATTGATCGTCATGCGACCGCCTGGCGGGTGATCCGATTTCTAGACAAACCGATGGACCATTACTTAGCACTCTCTGGGAAACGGCGTGCTGACCTCAAGTCATCAGTCCTTGATAGTCAGCCTAAAGGGACACCGACTGGCAACGCCAGCGAGGATCGAATGCTAAATATTTGGTTGGCTGAGCAGGTAGTTGATTGTGTGGGCTGTGCTATGCGGAACATGACGAAGGAATCGCAACGAATATTGTTAAGTCGTTACTCAGATCAGATGTTGACGTATAACATTGCTAGGGAATTAAGTATTAGTTCATCAACATATAGTCGAAAACAAGAGAAAGCATTATGCGAGTTTGCTGATCGTTTTGAATTCCAATTAGTTAAACATGGTATTCACACTGAAATAGATGACTTACATGTTTATCCAGATAAGGAATGATAAATTGATGGGCAATTGTTGAATGAGCAATCCTTGATAAAAATGTGATAATGATATTGTCGAATGATTCGATCTTCATACAAATAATCTCCCAATGAAGTCTAGCTATTGTGGCTAGGCTTTTGTAGTATGTTTAATTGGGAGGAATTTATTGTGAAAAATAAGATAAAATCATTTCTTTATAGAATCTTTGTAAAATCTTGGGAAATAAAATATCCATTATTAATTTCAATAATATCAGTTTGTTTTACTGGCGCAGGTTGGCACGCTCAACACAAAGCAGCCGACAACTATGAGAAAAATACCCGGCAAGTAATTATTAATTCGACGGAGTTAGCAAACTTTCAATTAGATATGTTGATTGGAAAACTAGCTAATGCGCCAAAGAATCCTGTTACACTAGAAAATCTTGAATTTCAGGTTGATAGTTTGAAACAGAACTTATCTGTTATAAGAGATGTCCAAATCACTAACTTGCCATCAAACGAATCAATGAATTATCAAACTTATAGACAAGACTTATCAGATGCTGTCTATAGAATAAATAGTGATATTGATGGATTAAAGGAAAGTTATCATGTTAAAAATAGTGATCCGATTCCTATATCGAATGAAGATTTAAATAATTTATTGCATGCTATGGCACAATTAAAGTATGCATTAGGTCAAGATAAAAACCTAATTAAGGAAAACAAAAATTTATATGATGTAAAATATAGAAAATTTGTACAAGAATTTGATAAAAAGAATGGTGAGTTTATAAAAAACCTAATACAGGATGCTAATAACCACAACTTAAATGATGGTTATAATTATTAATAAACACTAATGGAGGTGAGTGGCATTACTAAAAAGTTAACGCAGAAACAACAACGGTTTGTCGATGAGTACATTATTTCTGGTAATGCTACTCAGGCCGCTATTAAAGCAGGATATTCTAAACGGTCTGCTTATTCTGTAGGCCAGGAAAACCTGAGAAAACCTGTAATTAAAGCTGCTATCGATAAACGTAACGCTGAGATTGAATCTGAGAAGACGGCGGACATGACTGAGGTGATGGAATACCTTACTTCTGTTATGCGTGGTGAACAGACTGAATCAGTGGCAACTGCTAAGGGTGTTTATAATGACATCCCTGTAGGAGCTAAAGACCGGATTAAGGCTGCTGAATTGATTGGTAAACGGCACGGGGCCTGGACCGATAAGAAAGAGATCAGCGGCAACCTTGATATTGAGATCGGAATGGGGGACTACGATGATGATGAAGATTAGCATGATGGCAATGGTGCCAGTAATGACTATCGCTGGCCTATTGCTGAAACCTGGCTTAATTACTAAGGGCGTATTTATCACAGCAATTATCGTAGAGTTCTTCATGGCATTTATGGCAAGTGATTATTATGCCGACAATCAATCTTAATTTTCCTAAGCCGTACAATGTGTTTAACAAACAAATTTATGATAGTTTATTTGATTATTCCCACTTCATTGAAGTCTGGTACGGTGGAGCGAGTTCAGGTAAGTCACATGGTGTAGTTCAGAAAGTTGTGCTTAAAGTTTTAAAACATTGGAATCATCCCCGTAAAGTGCTGTGGTTACGAAAGGTTGACCGGACAATCAAAGATTCAATCTTTACCGATGTGATTGATTGCCTGTCAACGTGGCGGCTGTTACCGTTGTGTAAAGTTAATAATTCAGACCGTACGATTCATTTACCGAATGGTGCGGTTTTCTTATTTAAAGGAATGGATGACCCAGAAAAGATTAAGTCAATCAAGGGATTATCCGATGTGGTTATGGAAGAAGCGTCCGAATTTAACCAGGATGATTTTACCCAGCTTACCCTTCGTCTTCGTGAACCGAAACATAGGAAACGGCAATTGTTTTGTATGTTTAATCCAGTTTCAAAGCTGAATTGGACGTACAAACAATGGTTCGCTCCTGAAGCTGAAGTCAATCCTGAACGGGTAGCCATTCATCAATCGACATACAAGGATAATCACTTCCTCGATGCGGATAACATCAGGACGATTGAGAACTTGAAACAAACTAATCCGGCTTACTATAAAATCTATACGTTGGGCGAGTTTGCCACGCTGGATAAACTGGTCTTTCCTGACTTCAGTAAACGCCGTCTTAGCGCTCAACGAATGGTGAACCTGCCATCGTACTTCGGCCTCGACTTCGGGTATACCAACGATGAAACAGCCTTCATGCACGTCAAGGTCGATCAGGACAATCACACCATCTACATCATGGAAGAATATGCCAAGCATGGAATGCTGAACAGCGATATTGCCAGAATGATCAAGCAAATGGGTTACTCCAAAGATCATCACGGCTGATGCGGCTGAACCTAAATCAATTGCCGAGATCAAACGTGATGGCATTCCCCGAATTAGACCGGCCAAGAAAGGTAAGGACAGCATTATTCAGGGGATCTCATTCATGCAGCAGTATCACCTGGTTGTAGATGATCGCTGTGTGAAGACGATTGAAGAGTTAGAGAATTACACATATAAGAAAGACCGGCAAACTGGTGAGTACACCAATGAGCCGGTCGATGCATATAACCACGAGATTGATGCCATTCGGTATGCGCTGAATGAGATTAACGGAATGGCTAGTCCGAAGGGTAAGATCCTGAAAAACATTTACATTTAAGGCGGTGATTGAATGACAGAAATTAAGGGGCAGGTAGTTGAGGGCAATGTGTTCATTTATCCCAAAGATGATGAATTGACGATGCCTGATCTATTGAAGTTTATTGGTAAGAACATCGAATTATCAGCCGAGTACAAGCATAACCTTGAGATGTATAAAGGCAATCATGATATCTTGGACAAGCTGCCACGACAGTTTGGACCAGATAATCGCTTGGTTGCCAACCTGCCACACTACATTGTTGACACATACAACGGGTTCTTCACTGGTATTCCACCAAAGGTCACGTTGGAAGATAAGGAAACCAACGCGGCCTTGCAGGAATGGAATGATGAGAATTCATTGCAGGACAAATTGTCTGAAATTAGTAAGCAAGCGGATATCTTCGGACGTTCGCTTGCTTTTGTATATCAGGACGAAGAGAGTAAAACACGGATTGCTTACTCATCCCCAATGGACTCCTTCATGATTTATGATGACACTGTATCACGACAGCCGCTAGCATTTGTTCGTTATTGGAAGAATACAGATGGTATTCAGGTCGGTATGGTTTACTACGCTACTAAGATTGTTTCTTTTGAGGAAAGTAAATTTACTGAGGAAACGCCCAATCCATATAAGCTGGTGCCCGCCGTTGAATTCTATGGTAATGAAGAGCGACAGGGGGTCTTTGATAATGTTAAGACGTTGATCGATGAACTGGATCGGGTACTTAGTCAGAAGGCTAATCAGGTTGAGTATTTCGACAATGCCTACTTGAAAGTGTTGGGTGTAGACCTAGACCAAGATGGGGATGGTAAACCAGATGCTGATTTGATTGGTAACCAGATGATCTATAGTCCGGATGCTGATGCAACCAACGCAACGGTGGACTTCATCAGTAAGCCGGACGGCGACAATATGCAGGAACATATTATTGACCGGCTGGTTTCTATGATTTACCAGATCAGCATGGTAGCCAACCTTAATGATGAAGCTTTTGTTGGTAACTCTTCTGGTGTGGCCTTGCAGTATAAGCTTCTGCCAATGCGGAATATGGCGGCTAACAAGGAACGTAAATTCCGACAAGCATTGCGGCACCTTTACCAGATCATCTTTAGCGTTGGTACGGTATTGCCGGAAGCTCACTCAGAAGACTGGCGAGAGCTTGACTTCACTTTCAATCGTAATCTACCGGACGATATTTCAAACGACGCAGATACCGCCCAGAAGTTACAGGGGCTGGTATCACAGGAAACTCTGCTGTCTATTCTGCCGTTTGTTGATGACCCTAAGGAAGAATTGAAGCGGATCAACAAAGAAAAACAGGATAACATGCAACAAGCCTTGAAGTATGGTCCTGCGGCCTTAGACCAAGACAAGCCGGATGGTGATGATGATGCCGACAACGACGAATAGTACGTATTGGAAGAAACGTGAAAAGGAGGAGCGTAAGTGGCAAGAGAAGAACATTGCTACCGACGCAGCCTTTAATCGGGCAATTGAGCGGTATTACAATATTGCTATTGCCCAGATTAATAAGGATATCGATCACCAGTATCAATCACTTGCCAAGTCGGTTGGCGGTCTACAGACTGCCTATTCTGCTGTTGATGCTGCAGATATCGCCGATTATGAGTTCGAGGCTCAGAAGTTAGTCATGCAAGCTGCTCAGATGATGAGAGCGCAGGGCAAGCGAGTAACCTATGCTGACTTTAGTGACGATGTTAATCGCCGGATGAAGATCTACAATGCGACAATGAGAATTAACCGGCTAGAGTATCTTAAAAGTCAAGTTGGGTTGCATCTAACTGAAGCCAACATGAACATCAATAATGATTTTAGAGTAAAGCTGAATGACAGCTACGTTAAAGAGGTCAAACGACAAGCTGGCATTCTTGGGAGTAATCTTAAATTCAATAATGTAATTATCAATGATGACAATATTGCAACGATCGTTATGAAGCAGGTTGGAGGAGCCAACTGGAGTCAGCGATTATGGCTGAACCAAGATGCATTAAAAGCCGCCCTTGATTCTGCTTTAACCACTGGTTTAATCGCTGGTCAAAGTAATCAAGCAATTGCACGCAATCTCCGTGATCAGGTTAGGACAACCATTAAGAATCATGCATATGTTACTGAGCGGCTAGCCCGAACAGAAACAGCCCGGGTTCAATATCAAGCACAGATTTGACAGCATTAAAACTGCCGATTACAAGTACGTGAAGTGGTACGCTGAGCCAGGTGCCTGTCGAGTGTGCCAAGAGATTAACGATAACGATAAGTATGATCTTGGCTATGGGGTATTCCCAGTTGATGAAGCACCACAAATTCCAATTCATCCTAATTGCCGGTGCAGTATATCGGCATATTGGATTGATAGTAAAGATAAGCATTCAGATTAATCCTGAGTGCTTTTTATTTTGGAGGTAAAAATGAAAAAGTATCAGTTTGGCACAGCATGGGCAGATTGGGCATGGGATTTAGTGGGTAACAATAAAATAATTCTTGATAGTCCTCAACATAATGGCCCGTTCGATCATAGTAAAGACAGTGAGATGCTTTTCTTTGTTTATGGTAGGAAAAACATAGAAATTGGCCACTGGGGAGATACTTTGATACAAGATGACGATGGAAATTTAAATGTTGAGAAGGAATAGCTTATCGACTGTCCCTTTTCTTATGTCCGTTCCGTGTGTAGTGGACGTTAAACAAAACCCGAGACGTCTCCCATGACATTAAATGCGAGTAAAGGAGGTCCCCAACATGGACGATAACAAGAACACTGAAACTCAAGAACAACAAGTCACTGAACAACCTAAGGATACTGGTACCGATCCAAAGAAAGATAAGCAACTCGATGGTGACGAGCTGGTCAAGAAGCTTCAGAAACGGATTGGTAAGGAACAAAACGAGAAGCACTCTCTTCAAGACCAATTGGACAAGGCCAACGCTAAGATTAAAGAGCTTCAATCAGGTAAGTCAATCAAGAATTTATCAGACGAGGATAAGGCCAAAAAAGCCGAAGACGAAAAGGACAAGGAAATTGCTTCTCTTCGTGCTCAGATCACTCGTCGGGATAACATTAAGCAGACCGATGAAGTCTTTAAGGATGCTGGCCTAACCGTTGGTAATGATGTGTTGAATATGGTTGTCGTTGATGATGACAAACAGACCTATGCCAATGTTCAAGCATTAATTAAGTACACCAATCAAATTCAGAGCGGCGTGAAGAAGGAGCTTCTCAAGGGTTCTACACCAAGAAATAATGGCAAACCTGCCATGAATAAGGTTGAGATCAGCAAGATCAAAGACCCGATCAAGCGGCAGAAGGCCATTGCAGAAAACTTAGACCTATATAAACATTAGGAGGAATAATTTATGGCAACAGAAAATATTACAACTTCAAAGGACTTAATTGCACAGTCCATTGACTTCACGGAACAATTCACTGGTTCAATTAGTACTTTGCTCCAAGTATTGAATGTAACTCGGATGCAACCAATGGCAGTTGGTTCACAGATTAAGATTTACAAGTCTGAATTAACTAAGGCTGATGGTAATGTTGCTGAAGGTGAAGTAATTCCACTGAGCAAGGTTACTCGTAAGCCGGCTGACACTAAGGAACTTGTTTACAAGAAGTACCGTAAGCAAACTACTGCCGAAGCTATTCAAGCAAGTGGTTTTGCAGCCGCTGTAAACGACACCGACAGTAAGTTACTTCGTTCCATTCAAGGCGACATTAAGAAGGACTTCTTCGACTTTGTTCAAACTGGTACTACTAAGACTTCTGGCGATACTTTCCAAAAGGCAATTGCACAGGCTCTTGGTCAATTAGCTATCAAGTGGGAAGATGACGACGTTCAATCTGTCCTCTTTGCTAACCCATTAGATTTCTACACTTACTTGGGTGACTCAACTCTTACGACTCAGACCGCCTTTGGCCTGACTTACCTTCAAAACTACCTTGGCTTTGATACCATTATCTTGACTGGTGCAGTAAAACAAGGCACGATTGCGGCTACTGCTAGTCAGAACTTGAATTATGCTTATGCCTCAATGAATGGTAGCCTTAGCCAAGCTTTCAGCCTGACTACTGATGAAACGGGCCTGATTGGTGTAGTTCACAATGCACTGACTGAAAATGCATCATACGAAACCATGGCTTTAACTTCTGGTGTACTCTTCCCAGAACGGCTTGATGGTATCGTGGTTGCAACTGTGGGTACTCCTGCATCAAAATAACACCGCCCGACAATTCGGGAGCGGGCGAAATAAATGACGTAAAGCCAACGTCCGCTAACACGGTGGACGAGATTAAAGCATACCTTGATAAACATGGGATTGCTTACACATCAACTGATAACAAACCTGATTTATTAGCAAAGTTAGGTGATTAGAATGGATAAATCAGTAACCTTAGCTAATTTAAAAACGATGCTCCAGCTAAAATCAAATAAGCAAGATGGCTTGTTAGATCTGATTATTAATAATACTGAACAGGCCTTGCGGTTTAAGCTGGGGCTGGCACAAAAAGATGAATTCCCTAGTGAATTAGGCTTTGTCTCTCTTGAGGTATGCGTTCGGCGGTATAACCGGATTTCTAATGAGGGGATGGCTTCTTATTCCCAAGAGGGACAATCAATCACCTTCAATTCATCTGATTTTGATGACTTTGAAAGTGATATTAATACCTGGCGAGAACAAAACGGAAAGAACGTTAAATCAGTAGGCAAAGTACACTTCATTAATCCATACCGAGGTGGTAGCCGTGCGGTTCGACCATGAAATTAACTTCTATACGGAGGAAAGCAAGCGGTATAATCCTCTGACTTCGCAATCCGATGGTGGGACCAAGTTAGTTGCTAGCGCAATGGGCAACGTGACTGATGTTGGTGCTGATCGAACAGTGAAGTTATTCGGTAGTATTGTCCAGGGTGTGAAGGTTATCCGTTTAGTAGAACCAGTTAATCAAGTGTGGGCGTATTTAATGATTGATGATAGTCCTACTAAATATCGGATGCGAACAACTACTGTTCCATTAAAGAATGTAACTATTTTGGTAGGTGAAGATATTGGGAAAGCCTAATATAAGAATTGAAGGATTAGATGATTTGATTGCTGGTATCAAGGGGGAAATGGACTTGAGTGCGGTGCCGCAAGTGGTAAAAAAGCATGGCGCGCAGTTATCTAGTCGGACCCAATCAAATATGCAGGCCGCTTACACACATGGCTACTCGACTGGTCGGACACGCCGGTCAGTTAAACCTATCTTTAGTGATGGCGGCATGACTGTTTCGGTTGGGCCGACGACTGATTACTTCCCATACTTGGAATACGGCACACGGTTTATGTCGGCCATGCCAACATTAAAGCCGGCCTTTGATGTTCAGTCACAAATGTTTATCAACGAATTAAAAAGGTTGATGCAATGATGAAATCTCCACAACAAGAACTGTATGATTATGTTTTCTTACAGTCGATGAAAAAGGGATATGACACTTATGATCATTTGCCAATGGCTTCTGAAAATGTCGGTTATCCCTTTGTAACGCTTGAAAATATGAACCTGGTACCAATTACGACTAAGACAAGCATTGGTGCCGAAATTAATCTCACTGTAAATGTCTGGGGCAATCAGGACCAACGGCTAGTTATTGATACAATGGCTAGTTCGTTGCTAATGATTGCCTCAACTGGTTTTAAAACGGCTGATTATCGTTATCGTGGGCGAATGACTGGCAGTGATTATCAGATCATTCAAGATACGAGCGTTCCAGACACAGTCCTAAATCATGCAGTAGTTAACTTGAAATTTAACTTAGTTTAGAAAGGATGATAATTAATGGCAAACAACAATATTCAATATTTACAAGGTATTGATACAGTTGCCTATGTTCGGTTGCTAGAAAACGCGGCCAAGGAACGAGGACAGCTGATTCCTTACCAAACTTCACTGGACTTTGATCCACAACGTGATACTGATACTACTCAAACTAAGCAAGGTGGGGTTCCTACTACTTCTTCCTTGGAAACAGACCTCGAAATTGAGTTCGTCCACAACATCAGCAAGGTTTCTGATGATCTGATGACTTCACTTTTGAAGAACAAGGATATCGAAGTATGGATTGTTTACCGGAAACGTCGTAATGATCAAGGCCAATACTTTGCATGGTATATGCGTGGGATTGTTTCCGAAGACGAAAATGAGAACGATCCGGACGACAACTCAACTCGTGATGTAACCTTTACGATCAAGGGTGAACCACAACGCGGCTGGCTGACCTTACCAGATGATGCCGAAGAAGAACTATCTTATGTCTTCCAAGGGATTGGTCAAGTCACTGAGCAAGATAAGAATGGTGGCGGTACCACCTTTGTTGATGGCGATGCCGGTAAGGGTAATGCCGATGGCAATGCTCCAGCGAGTAAGTAAGGAGGCAGTAACTGATGGAAATTAAGATTAATGGTAAGAATGTTGAATTAAACTTTGGCGTTGCGTTTGTCCGTGAACTGGATAAGGTGGCCGGAATGAAGGTCAATGGCCAATCGTTTGGTTTTGGTTTAACCAAGTCTCTGCCAGCCCTGCAGGCTTATGATCCGGCTGTCCTGGCTGATGTGCTTTACTGTGCGGCATGGGATAACAAGCCTCGGCCAACACAGAAGGCCATTGACGAATTCATTGATACCGACTCAGATCTTGAGAAGGTATTCGATGAAGTCAACAAGGCTATTTCTGAATCTAACGCCGTTAAGGTGGCAGCAAAAAACATGAAGCCCTAGAAGAGCTATCTAGTAAACAGCAGTATCATGAGATATTGCTGAACGGCCTAGCTCTTCTAGGCTTTTCTAATATTGAAGATGTTAAGCGTATGACCTTGCGTGAGTATCAGCTACGGCTTGAAGCGTATCAGATCCGCCGTGTTAATGAGCAGGAAAACCTTGCGATCCTGGCATGGTGGATCCAAAGTGTTCAAGCTACTAAAGGGAGTCCCAAACATCCCAAGCCTGTCTTTGGGGAGTTTCAAGACTTCTTTGATGTTCAGAAACAAATTGATCAGGTTCGATCTGTTTTTGAAGCCGACTATAAGCCACACAGTCATACTACTAGAGTTATTGATCGAGCTAAGATTTTTAACCAGCGGCTAGAAGAATTTAAGAAACTGAAAGCGGCTGGGAAGATAATTCCGTGGAAAGAAAGGGGGATGGACAATGGCGGAAAGTTATAGTGTTCGTGCGATCTTATCGGCTGTTGATTCATCCTTTAGTTCCACTTTAGCCCGAGCCGGACAAGCAACGCAAAATTTTGGTAGCTCAGTTAACCAGAAGATGCAAGGAGTCGGTAAAGCGATGACCGTTGCTGGTGCTGCTACTACTGCAATGGGAGTTAAAGCAGTTAAAGGCTTTGGGGATTTTCAAAGTTCCTTAAATCAAGCGGCTGTTATTGCCGGTGGTACTTCTAAAAACATTGGTGAGTTAGCAGATGTTGCTAATAACATGGGAGCTGTTTTACCTATCAGTGCTCAAGATGCGGCAGACGCAATGGTTGAAATGGCTCGTAACGGTGCTTCGCTTGATGATATCAAGAAACAGTTCCCGGCAATTGCTGAAGCTTCGACTGCCGCTGGTTCTAACTTGCAAGCAACCGCTGGGGTTGTTCAGCAAGCAATGAATATCTGGTCTAATAGTCTGAAGTCACCCCAACAAGCCGCTGCTATCTTGGTTCAAACGGCTAACGCATCTAACGCCTCAATTGAGGATATGCAGCAAGCCCTAGCTACGATCGGTTCTACGGCTAAGATGGCCGGTATGGACATGGGAACTACGGCTGAGGCAATTGGTTTACTTACTAACCGTGGGTTCTCTGCTGCCCAAGCTTCTGATGACTTAAACCATGCGATCACTCAAATGCTGGCGCCCAGCTCCATTGCTAAGAAACAGATGGATGCCTTAGGACTGACGTTTGTTGATAGTGCCGGTAAGATGAAACCATTCCCACAAATCCTACAAGAAATCGCTGATAAGACTAACGGTATGGGCGATGCTCAAAAGACTGCTGCACTTAAAGCGATGTTCGGTGCGTCTGGAATGAAGGCTATTGCTCCTTTACTTGACGCGATTAACGATAAAACTGGTGATGCTAAAACCAGTTGGGCTGCATATGCCGCCGAACAAGATAAAGCTGCACATTCTACTGCGGCTGCTACTAAGTTCTTGCAAGATCAAGCTAATGACATGCAACAAAACGTCGGTTCAAAGATTGAACAAGTTGGTGGTAACTGGGAAGCCCTCCGAAATAAAGCAATGGCAGCCAAAGGCGGAGTTAACGGAGCCATGCTTGATATGATTAATCAATCTATCGAATGGGCTACAACTTCTAATAATTCTATGGCTCAATTTATTCGTGGATTTGTTGGATTGTCTCCGGTTATTGGTCCAGCAATCACTGCTGTTGGTGCATTTACAACCAATGTTGGAAAAATTGTTGGATTAGTTGGCGGAGCGGTTGGCGCCATTGGTAACCTTGGAAGAGTATTTCTTGTACTTAAACAAGCAGCCAATGTTACTGAAGCAGTGTCCGCACTTTCAAAACTTGCTCAAACCTCAAAACTTGCAAAGACAGCAATGGTGGGCTTGCAAGCAGGTCAGGCAATATTTGCAGGGCTAAAAGCAGCAGCTATGGCTTTAGGCGGAGGTTTACAAGCTCTTTGGGGTATTATGCTTGCTAATCCAATCACCTTGGTTATCGCCGCGATTGCCGCTGTGGTTGCTGCATTAGTTTTATTCTTTACAAAAACAAAAACGGGTCAGCAACTCTGGTCCAATTTTGTTAACTTCCTAAAAGAAGCATGGAATGGTTTGAAAGAAACGGCCTCAACAGTCTGGAATGCCATTACCCAAGCTTTTCAAACACCAATTAACATTATTAAGACGGCATGGAGTGGCATTAAGGACTTCTTCAGCCAATTGTGGCAGGGAATTACATCCACTGCTCAAGGCGTTTGGAATGGCTTTACTCAGGGTATGGCCCCAATTATTGAGTCAATCAAAAATCTTTGGAGCGCTTTAACTGGCTTCTTTAGCACGTTATGGCAGGGGATCGTTACCGGCGCTCAAGGTATTTGGCAAACAATGGTAACAATCTTTACCCCAATCGTGGAAGCTATTAAAGCAATCTGGCAACCAATCGGTCAATTCTTTAGCACTCTTTGGCAAGGGATCATAACGGTTGCCCAGACAGCATGGCAAGGATTGGTAACGGTTATCCAAGGGGTCTGGACTAATATTCAGACTGTTGTTCAGACCGCTGTTCAAATGCTTAGCACGGTTATTCAAACTGGAATGCAAGTGATTCAGACGGTATGGTCAACGATTTGGAATGTTATCAAGACGGTTGTTCAGACTGTTTGGTCAGCCATTTCTACAATTGTGTCTACTGCCATTAATGCGGTAGCTGGGGTAATTAAAGCCGTTACCGCCGCTATTCAAGGAGACTGGTCGGGCGCCTGGAACGAGATTAAGAATGTTGTAACAACCGTTTGGAACGGCATCAAGACAGTGGTAACCACGGTTATTAACGGGATCCGTTCCGTAATCACTAGTGTTATGAATGGCATTAAGTCAGTTATGACATCAATCTGGAACGGTGTTAAATCGGTTACTAGCTCTGTTTGGAACGGCATTAAGTCTGTTGTTTCTAATTCAATGAGTGCTATTCGGTCTGTCGTATCTAACATGATGAATACCGTTCGTTCTGTATTTAGTTCTGGTTGGAATGCGGCCCGTTCCGTAACTTCAAGTGGAATCAATGGTGCGGTTAATGTCGTCCGTTCGGCTGCTAGCGGGATGATCTCTGCTGGTCGTAATTTTGTCATGGGCTTTGTCAATGGTATTCGTGGAGCCATCGGTGCGGCGGCAAGTGCAGCAGCAAGTATGGCTCGTGCCGCTATGAGTGCGGCTAAGGCTTTCCTTGGTATTCACTCACCATCGCGTGTCATGCGTGATCAGGTTGGCTACTATGTAGCAGCCGGGTTCGCTAAAGGGATGACTGATAACACTAATATGGTCGCTAAGGCGGCTAATAACATGGCCCAATCTGCTATCCCAACCGTTGACCTAAGTAACTCCATTAATGGGGTATTGGCTAAGGGAAGCCTGAATAACGCAGTGTCGAGCATGGTTGATCACCAACTTAATATAAATCAACAACCAGCCTATATTAACCTTTCACTGGGCGGAACAGAGTATCGGGCATTTGTTGATGATATTAGCCGTGAACAAGGTGCGCAGACTTCATTAAATAAGTATAGATTTTAGGAGGTAATGGTTATGTATGGTTTTACTAACCTTGATATTAATCCATCAATTAATAGTCCCACTCGCCCGGTGGAGGCGATCAATTACGGTGGTCACTGGTTAGATGATGAAATTACTGGCTATACCACTTTGGTCGTGAGTGGTCGACATACGTTTTCTCGGAAGATTAATGATGCAGATTTAACTGGCGATGGGAATATGTATTTATCATCAAAGCTAGAACGACGAGTTATCGAAGTTAAGTTTTTGATTAAGACTGAATCCATCGTTGAATATAACAGACAGATGGAGCAGCTAAATATCATTTTATCGAAACCACATCAACGGTTATATTTTGCTGATTATCCAGAAGCTGTTTACACCGGGACAGTGACTGAAATTAAAATGGAAAATGATATTTTAAACGATGTTGGGACGATAACAATCGAATGTAGTGATCCGTTTGCTTATAGTAATGACCAAATTGCTTCGGGAACCGGTAATAGTTTCCAATTTCCAAATACAGGAATAAATTATGGTCAAACTCCAGAAACGATTATTTTTAATCCTAGTGCTGACATCGGTTCTTTGACTGTTTCAAACGGTGATAAGAAGATTGAGATTAATCAAGGAATTACTGCTAATGCCAAGGTATTGATTGATTTTAATGCGCTGGATGTTGTTATTAATGAAGTTTCGACACTAATGAATGTCACTTTGGATAGTAACCTTGGCGATTTCTATATTAAGGACGGCGATACGATTCGTTTTTCGATAAACGGGAAATATGAAATTAGGTATAGGGCGAAGAAATTATGAGAATGTATCTATTAGATAAAAAGCAATGTGTCAGACGTTGGCTCAAGGATAATGATTTCATTGAAGCTGAAATGACGGAAGAAATTAATGCAGCTAATCAGATCAATTTCTCCACGCCCTTAAAAGATCGTATTGCGGATAACATTTACTATGTTGCAATTCCAACACCACGCAGCAAACAAAAATATTTATTATTTAAGCTCCTTAGTGAACGGGTGCAGAACGACCGGATTGAGTATCAAGGGATAGAAGAAGCATATGACGAACTAAAACAATATGGCTATATTAAAGATATTCGCCCGAATGATCGAACCGCCGAAGAAATGTTGAAGATGGTTCTTGAACCAACACGTTGGACACTAGGCAATGTTACAGAGACTAGCCACCAGTCAACAAATTTTTACTATATTACTTATCTTGAAGCTCTACAGAAAATTGTAGGGCTATTTAATATTGAACTAACTTTTGAGGTTACGATTGATCCCAAGAGCAATAAAATTACTCGTCGCCAGGTCAACATCTATACAGAACAAGGACAGCGAACGGGTAAACGTTTTGAATATGGCTCTAACTTGCTGACGGTACAACAAGAACAGGATAGCCAGGAATTAATCACGGCGCTGGTCGGTCGCGGTAAAGGTGAGTTAGTTTCAGAAGGTCACGATGATACTCCTGATGGCTATGGACGGCGAATTACTTTTGCCGATGTGGTTTGGACTAAAAAGGATGGTAATCCAGTCGACAAGCCAGCAGGTCAGGAGTATTTGATTGATCCAGAAGCAACAGCACTTTATGGCTTTAGTGATGGTAACCCTCGGATTGGCTTAACTGTTTTTGAAGACATTGAAGATCCAGTTGAGTTAATTAATGCTACTTGGCGAGCCTTGCAATCATTAAAGCGTCCTAAGGTAAGCTTTAAAGCTGATGTCACTGATGTGGGTCAATTGGGTCTTGGTGATACGGTTGCAATTATCCGTCATGACTTAAAAATTGAGTATTTCACGCGGGTCTATAAGGTCAAGCATAACTTACTCAATGAAAATGATAACCAGATTGAACTAGGAGATGATTTTAGCGGTCATAGTATTACTAGCTCGCTAATTAAAGTTGATGAAATTGCTAACGAGGCCAGAGAGACTGCTGGTCATGCTGCTATTGCTGCTAATGGGAAAAACAATAATTATTATTCTAGTGTTCAGCCATTAGCACCAGTCGAAGGTGATATTTGGTATAAAGACTTAGGCAATGGTGAAACTGATATGTATCAATATCACAATGGTGGTTGGGTATTTATCCAATCTACCCGTGATTTACATGTAGTGGAGAACCAAGTCAAGGAAGCCCAACAAGGACTTAACCAAGCCAAAGCAGATATCATCAACAATAAGCAAAAAGCCGATGCAGATATTGAGAACCTTAATAAATCAATTGAAGCTAATAAAAAAGTTGCTGATGAAAGTTTACAAAAGCTAAACAATTCGGTAACTAATCTGCAAGGTCAGTATGATAACAATGTTGTTCCTAACTTGAATAAGGTAATGGCTGATGCATCTGATGCTTTGCAGAAATATATTACTGCTCAAAATTCAATTGCTAATTTAACTAGGCAGGCACAAGAGCAAGGTAAAGATATTGCTGATGTGTCTAACACGGTTAAAGGCTTAAACATCAATTACGCCAATTTAGCAGGAGATGTTAATTCCACCAAAGTTGACGTAAAAGGTCTCCAAACCACTATTGGTACTGCTAACGGTGATATTGCAAAGCTAAAACTTGATGCACAGAATCTCCAAACAATGTTGGCTGGTAAAGTTGATAATACAACTTACACGAACTTTGTTAATCTGACTAATCAAGCTCTGAATGCTCGGTTAACGGCTAGCGATTTAAATGGTTACGCTAAGACGGTAGATGTGCAGGCTACGGCTAATGGGTTACGAGTCGATTTAAATAGCGTCACTCAAGATATCCAAAATGACTTGTCGCAGCTATCAGCACGTATCGCAACAACTAGTCAACAATTTAGTAGTTATTACACTAAGTCTGAAACTGATAATAAAACTAATTCTGCAAAAAATGATGCAGTTAATGCCATTAAAGGTGATGCGAACTGGGCCGGGTTAACTAATATCATTATCAACTCTGGGTTTCTCCAAACTGCCGACGGATTCACTCAAAGGGTTCAGCAGACTACCTTACCAATGGTTGCTGGTGGCGGAGTGAACCTTCAAATTGGTACAGGCGATTGTTCATTTGATATTGGCGTAAATAGTAACGTAACGATTGCCATTGAGAATTATGATGACCATACTAAAATGATTCATACTCAAAACGGCGGTTTCTATACTTCTTACAGTGATAAGTCTTTTGTTCCTATACCTGGAGAAACATATACTATTTCAGCTGATGTAAGAGGCGATGGCGTACTTTCCGGTAGCGTATTCAAGTATGAGGGTGGAGATAACGGTAATTTAGGGAGTACTTATGTAACCGATACTTGGCAACGGGTATCTAGTACTGTGCATGTCAATAAAGTTAGAGGCCAATGGGTTATCTATCCAACTAAAAGTACGGACTTTTACGTTAAACATTTAAAAATTGAACGTGGCTCTGTAGCAACTCCTTGGACTCCTAATCCCGCAGATTTAGCAACTCAATCGGCGTTTTCAGAGCTATCTCAATCATTAGAGGGATTGAGTTCCACTGTTGGTAGTAATCACAGTGACCTTCAATCGCAAATCAGTCAGACAGCTAAGACCATTCGTCAAGAAGTATCTGACAAAACAAGTGGTCTGCAGACACAAATAAATCAGCAGGCTAACAGCTTCAATGTATCGTTGAATGCTTTACGTAATGAAACAGCATGGCAGAAAGTTACAACTGCAATTGATGCTAATAATTACACAACAACCGGTAATTATTGGATTCAAGCGGTGTCAAACAGTAATACACCTGATGGTAGCGCTTGGGCTTATCTAGAAGTTGTAGCTGAACCAGCCGCTGAACGAATTAAGCAAACATGGCAGCGAGATAACAATGCTAATGAGGCTTATACCCGGCTGAAGACCGGAAACACATGGAGTGATTGGCAGAAGACCGTCACAGCCGGAAATATTATGGCTCAGATTAATATGAGCGCTGGTACCACTCTTATTCAAAATAATAAGATTTACATGGATGCTGATTCTACAATTTTCAGCGGGAAAGCATTTATCCCTAGTGCTGCTATTAGTAATCTTTCTGCCGACAAAATTACAACAGGCACACTGAATGCGGGCCTGATTAACGTCATTAATCTAAATGCAAGCAGTATCACCACTGGAACGATCAATGGTGCCAATCTCAAAATTGACCTTAATAATGGTGAAGTTCAATTCAAAAGGGGAAGGATAACCTCAATTGCTAACACATTAAATATCAATATCGATACAGGAACAATGAGTGTGACTGACGGAGTTAACAACGGGGTTTATTTTGCTAATGGTGAATTAAAGCTGATGGACGATCCACTTAATATAACTGGTACGCCAAAATATGGGGGACTTCGTCGGTCGGCTCATATTTGGTCACCTGGATCAGCGGGGGCTGAACTCCATTCACCAAATGGAGTCTTTGTTGGTTCTGACAACTACAATGGGGCTTTCGCTGGAGGTTCGGGGATTGATGGAACCTCCAGTGGTGCGGCTCTTGCGGTGGATAAGGACGGTAGTGCAACACTTAATGGTGCAAATATTGTTAGCGTTAGTGGAGGCAGCGCTTACGACATTGGTTATTCCATGAAAAATCGGCCAGCTATTATCCTTGGAAAAAGCCAATCAGGTTGGAATCCAGGGGATCGAACGTTTATCCAAGGGGCGTTTGTGCATATTGAATCTGCTTACCGAAATACCAACGGTGCTTCTCCTAATGTCTACGTTGCCCCAGATGGTGCCTTGGTCCGGTCAACATCGGCATCGAAGTATAAGACTGATATTCAACGATCTTACGTTTCGGACTATGGTGAACGGCTGTTAGAGCTTCCCACTGCAACCTGGATGGATAAGGCAGAAACGGAGCGATATGTTGATGGTGAGTCACAAGATAAACCAGTACGCCACTTTGGAATGATTGCCGAAGACTTAGCCGATGCCGGACTAGAAATGCTTGTTTCCCGTGGTCAAGATGGAGAACTAGAAGGGATCCAATATGATCGGATTGGCCCGGCGTTAATTCCAGTCATTAAGCAATTACAAGATAAAGTTAATAAATTGGAGGAAAAGTTAAATGAACGATAATGTCGATATGAATCAAGTAGCGCAGAGCTTAGTGCAGAAGCTGGCCAGTGCAGAGTACACGGCATCAGCTTGGGAAGCTAAGGCTAAGCAGCTGATGCAGGACAACCAACAACTGAAGCAACAATTAGACAATAAGAAAGGTGATAAATAATGTTAAGTAAAGAAAAGAAAGTTCAATTAAGTGGTCGGTCATTAATCAACAACGTAGAAGTGGCACGTTTCAGCGCCCAAGTAGCTACTGATATTAACGACAGTACAACAATGAATACTTATATTAATGATCAAGAAGCTTATCGTAAGAATTTGAAAGCCGTTCGAGCCGATTCTGATGAGTTCCGTGCCTATGTTCGAGACGAAGAAGATAAGATCTTCGCTTAAGACACCGAAACGAAGGAATAATTCTCTAAAATCGGTCGCCATTGAAATACACAATACCTAGCGGGGCGGCTTTGAAAGGACATACTATGCCATATCACATTTTAGTTATGCGCCAAGTAGAAAAACTGATTGACGATCCGCTCATCATCGGCTTTACTTGGCTTGTTATTTTTGACATCGTTTCGGGAATAGTCAAAGGTTTACGGGGACGTGCTATACCTGAGCGAACGAATTCAACTAAGGGACTATATGGATTATGCAAGCACATGTTAATCATGACGATGGTTTTGACTGTCTATCCATATTTGATTACGTTGAATTTCAATTCGATGGCTCAATTCATGGTGCTGGCGTTCTCTTATCAATATCTAGTTTCAATTATCGAGAATCTTAGTCAAATGGACATTCACGTTGAGTGGCTACGGCCAATTATTGATAATTTAGCTTCAAAGCTTAACCTAGCTAAGTCTCAAACTGACTACGATGCTAAAGATTTTAATCATGTCACAGGAAGTTACCAAGGAAAGGAAAAAGATAATGACACAAAGAACGACAGTAATTGATCTGGCCAGCTTTCAAAGCGGCTTAACGGTGGACAACTACAAGGCTATTGGTGCTGAATACGCCATCGTCAAGATTTCGGAAAGTACTAACTACACTAACCCCTATATTCGATCGTTGATCGACCTGAGTGCAGCAGGTGGTATTAAGGGGTACGCTTTCTATCACTTCGGTCGGTTCCATAATGATGCTCAAGCGGTAGCCGAAGCTAACTACTTCATTAATGCTGCTAAAGCCCGGGCTAACGTTAAGCCGGGAACGCTGATGATCCTCGATGCTGAAATTCAGGGGATGCCTACCTCTTCAGTGATTACATTTCTTGATACACTGCGGGCGGCTGGATATCGTACCGGCTTCTATACCTACAAGTACCTGCTGCCTAACTTTGATCTGGAAGCTATTCATCCCCATATGGATATGTTTTGGTTGGCTGCTTACCCATTAGCCAATGGACGTGCAGCAGACAAGAATCCAGACTTTAATTACTTTCCAAGTACGAACTACGTTGATCTGTGGCAATACACCGACAACCTGCTTGGCTATAACGTCGATGGCTCCATCACAATTACGGATAATGCTATTAAGCTATTTAACCCAAGTACTGCTCCTGCACCGGCACCACAGCCTAAGGTTGATCAGTCTAAGCCGGTCGTCAATCCACAGACCACGTGGACGGACACCTTGGGCGATACTTGGCACAGTGAGGATGGCACTTTCACCAGCAACCAAGCAATTAACTTACGCTGGGGTGCTAAGATAAGCTCCGCCAAGATCACCACGCTTCCCGCTGGTTCTGTCGTTAAGTATGACGCTTATAGCCGGCATGGTGACTTCGTTTGGCTTCGTCAACCACGCGGCAATGGTCAGTATGGCTACATTGCTTGCCGTGATGCACGCACCGGCGAACCTTACGGAACATTCAAATAAAGGAGGCGAAATCCTCCTCTAAATAATTAATCCCCCTTGCCTTAACTGGTGAGGGGGATTTTTTATTTATAAAAACAAAACTAATAAAAGATGGTGGCATTTTTGGTAATAGACAACAGGAACTACAATTAATAGCGTATAATTATCTACAAAAATACTTGATTTAAGAGGAGAAATTTTTATGACTGCAACAATTATTTCAATTCTAAATATGAAAGGTGGAGTTGGAAAAACAACTGTCACAACAAATATTTCTGTTGAATTATTTAATAGGAATAAACGCGTATTAGTTATAGATGTGGATCCTCAATTTAATTCTACACAAACTCTTATGAAATTTTTTGAAAAAAAGCTTGATAACTATTTTGATCTTAGAGATGCAGACAAAACATTGGCACGTGTTTTTAAATCTACAAATCAGTCACGTGGAATTGGCAATTTCAAAACAGTAGCTACTAAGGATTCCGAGTCTTCTATCATACATACGGTGGATTCTAATTCTCTAGGTGGTGTATTAGACATTATTCCTGGCGATATGGGATTAATAGTTGATATAACGGATGCTGCATCTGACAAATTTAGATCTTTTATCAAGAAAAATCACTTAAAAGATAATTATGATTATATTCTTATTGATTGTCCCCCTACTTGGGGACAACTAACTTCAGTAGCACTTTCAACATCTGATTACTACTTGATCCCAACAAACCTTGATGAATTTTCTACAATCGGAATCACTCTTCTAGCTGAACTACTTTCAGACAAAGTTAACTCTGTTGATAAACCTCTCAAAAATCTTGGAGTAGTTTATATGTTTTTGAAACAAAATACAGCGGAAGATGGTATAGCTCGTGACCAGAAAAGATTTCGTAATGATATAGAAGAATACTTTACTGATACGATGGAAGAATTAGTGGCTTCAAAAGTTAGACCTTTTGATACAGTTTTCTATAGTGACAATTATCTTATAACTAAATCAGCCCTTTATTTTGATGAAGCAATAGAAAAACATCGGCCTGATTATAAACAAAAGGTCTGTGACCTAGTGGACGAAATTCAAAACAGACTAAGTGAAGGGAGCTCAAAAGAATGAGTTATGACATTAAGTTCCTATTCAATCCATCTACGAGCATGGAAGTTAGAAAATATTACTTTATGGGTGTTAGCACTCAAATTATATTAGACAGATCTCTTTTTGGTTCAAATGATTCCTTACACCCATTAATTGCTATTTTCGAAGATTTTTTCCAAGTCAAAGATAAAGAAGGCAACCCTGGATTTAGACCATATTTGTTTAATTCACGAACAATATTATGTGCACGGATAAATCGTCTTATTTCTCAAGAAAGTGATTCAACCAAATTAAAAAAATTATTTGAATCTTTTTACAATTTTTTTAATGATATATCTTCTGAGTCTATAGCAAGCCACCAAGAATCTAATAATTCAACATTATTGCAGGATATGAAGAAAGGCCTAAATAGAAAAAATGGATCAAGGTAATGAAACTTTCAGTTCACCAAGTAACTTTGGGCTAGTAAATCAATTAATAGATGATCGGAAAAACTTTTTGGACCTAGTACAACGTAACTTATTGAACTACAATTGCAATTTGAAGTTAAAAAACTCAATTTTTTCAGTTCATGCCTTGCTGTTTATACTTAAAGACTTAAGTGCTGATATTTTCAATACGGAAACTGATTTAAACGAATTAGCGCTTGCCCGCATTAAAGCAATCGAATCTATCATAGACGCTTTAATGGGACATGAAATAAATTGTAACATTAAGCAACGATTATTTTTAGATGTTTATATTAGGTTATTCTATGAACATGTTAGTATACAAAATCACTCTGAAAATGCAGGCTTTTCACAACGCATTGATCAACTGACCAAATACTGTTGCTCAACTCTTGGAGATAATTCCAAAAACATTCTCAATAAACAGAAAGACTCATCAAAAAACCATTATTGGATTTTATCTGACACTTTGCATGGAAGAAAGTTAATAACGACAAATCAAAACCTGTCTGATGATCTTCAATCAATCCTTAGCTCCAATAGCTTTACAACTAACATGCCAAAGACATATCACCTTTTAGAAAACATTAGTGAGTCTTGTGAGATTGTTTTGAACTGGCTGTTTATAGTTTCTCACTTTATGCCTACCAGTCATTTGTCAAGTTACAAAGTTAGCATTTATATTGATATGCTCAAAAAAATTTGTTCTTTTGAACCATCATTAATTTATCCAAATGATGATTAG